GCTCCTGTGGCACGGATAAAAAGCAAGTTGCAAAATTGATTGCTAAATTTGAAAATGAAATTCAAGACAAAAATTTACGTCAGGTTGAGAGCAGCAGTTGACGACTCTGCAGGCAATGCTGTTCGTGCGGCATGTGCTAATATGTCAGACATGACATTTAACAAATTACGATTGGGTAAACTGATCGAGATTGATTTTGAGGCAAAGGATGAAGACTATGCCAATGAAGAAATCAAAAGACTTTGCAAACGATTCCTCGCTAACGAAGTTATTGAGGATTATGAATTTAAAGTATGGAGTGTTGAAGGCACATGAAAATAGGAGTCATGTGCTCCGGCAATGGCACTAATTTTGAAAACATAGTCAACAATTGCCCAGATCATCAAGTTGAGGTGATGATTCATAATATAAAGGACTGTGGTGCTGTTGAAAGAGCAAAAAGACTTGGAATTCCATATGCAAGATGCAAATCAACAGAAGAAGATAAGATTATTTCTATTCTAAAAAGATACAAGGTAGATTTAGTTGTTCTTGCTGGCTGGATGAGGATTTTAAAACCAAAAGTTATTTCATCATTTAAGAATATCATTAATATTCACCCATCACTCCTTCCCAAATATAAAGGACTGAATGCCATCCAGCAGGCATTGGAAAGTGGAGATAAAATTACTGGATGTACGGTTCACTACGTGACAGAAGAACTAGATTCTGGTACAATAATAGAGCAGTCTGTGGTTCCCATCTGCCCAAAGGACACTATCGAAACACTCACCAATAGAGTCCAACAGGCAGAACACCGCTTATTCCCTTTAGTGATTAACAGTTTAACATTATGAAAAACAAGAATCATCAAATGAAATCAAAACATTATTATATTTTTTGGGGAATCGCTACGGTTTCCGTTGTCCTTGGACAAATTTATGTTGGGTCTGGATATAGAGAAATGTCCCAAAGTTTTAATAGAATGACCACCCTTTTGGAGTTTATAATCAAATGAATGTAAAACTATTACGTATTAGCACTGGTGAAGAGGTAGTTGCAGAAATCGTTGAAGAATCTGATGATACCATCACCGTAAGAAATGGATTGGTTTGTATTCCTCAACAACAGAGTGTTGGATTTATTCCTTGGGCCTCTGTAGTTGACAAGCAGGAACCTGAGATTACAGTTTCAAAGCAATTCATTGTTTATATCGCATCACTTGACCCTTCTGTGAAAAACAAGTATTGTGAGATGTTTGGCGGAATTACTACCCCCGATAAAAAATTGATTCTATGATTGTATCTGAAGAAGTTGCACAGTGGGCAGCAGATGAGTTTATTAACTATTTCTCCCACTTTACTAATATTGAAGACTACCTAAGGTTTGTGAAGAAAGAAGTTATCTCTTCTTCATCATCTTTGGTGTCTCTTGAGGATGAGTTCTTTAATGAAGATATTCATCCTCAGGATATGGAATTTGACATTAAGTTTGTAGGTAACCGCTTTCAGGGCGGCGTTCCTCAGGAACATTATGTCAATCTTTTGAGAGCAGTTTCTTCTCATAATAATGAATCCAACATCCCTGGAAGGGAACTGCGTTGGATGATCTTTGAGAAAAATACAAAGAAAGTGTTGGGGTTTATCCGATTTGGATCTCCAACAATTAATTCTAAACCTAGGAATCTGTGGTTGGGGCATCAACCAGATCTGTCTATCTTTAATAGACATGCTGCTATGGGATTTGTCATTGTTCCATCTCAACCATTTGGATATAACTATCTTGGTGGCAAACTTCTAGCATTGCTGTGTTGCTCCCATTTTGCCCGTGAGACCTTGAATGAAGTATTCGAGAAGGACATTGCTCTGTTTGAAACAACGTCTCTCTACGGGTCTGCTACCAGTGCCTCACAGTATGATGGTCTTAAACCATTCATGAGGTATAAAGGACTAACTGAGAGTAAATTCCTTCCTCTGATGCATGACAAACAGTTTCATAAACTCCACAATGAGTTTACAAGACTGAATGATAATACACCTTTGACTGACAACAAAGCATCTTCTAAAAAGATGAAGAGACAGACAAAGATGATCTCTATCATTAAAAACTCTCTTCAAGACCAAGACAAGTTGATTCACTTTAATGATGTTATTAAAACTGCTTTTGGTCTCACACAAAAGAAACGTTTCTACATCTCAGACTATGGATATTCAAATGTCCGTGAAGTGATTCTTGGAGAGCAAGATAAATTAATTCCTGGACAAAACTTTGATAAGTTTTACCTTGAGAATATTATTGCTTGGTGGAAGAAAAAGGCAACTAAGAGATATGAGAAACTCAAGGCAGAAGGAAGATTTAGAGATAAGGTTGAACTATGGACAGAAGACGACGACATTCAAATTATTCGTTGAGGATATGGAGAATATGGAAGTATGCATTGGGAAGTTTCAGTGACGACAAAACAGCTCCTTATGACAATTACGTTGCTAGCATACGCACCGTTATTTTTGTGTCTTACATGGTTACTAACATTTTTATTATTAGCGGAGTGATTCGACATTGGAACTAAAAGATTGGTTGAACTCGATTAATATGAATAAGAAGAATCTTCTTGAGGAAGATCCTTCAGCAAAATTTCCAGCGTATATTGTAAATCGCTGCATGTCTGGTCATTTAGATACGGTTCTATTTGCTAATGAAATGAATTTGAATTCACATCTGGATCCAAAACTTCAATATTCATTTTATCTAAATAGTGTGAGGAAACGGAAGAGATTCTCTCCCTGGCTCCGCAAGGACGAGATCAGAGATTTAGATTATGTAAAACGTTATTATGGATATAATAACGAAAAAGCAAAACAGGCTCTGAGCATCCTAACCAAAGAACAATTGTTATTCATTAAATCTAAATTTGAGACTGGAGGAAAAAGATGATTACTGAACCTGAAGTTCGTTGGTCTGCCGACCAAATGATTGAAGTTACCTTGAATGAACCCGACGACTTTCTAAAGGTACGTGAAACTCTGACGAGAATTGGAGTCGCATCTCGTAAAGAGAAAAAAATCTACCAGTCATGTCATATCCTGCACAAGCAGGGACGGTATTACATCGTACACTTTAAGGAACTGTTTGCCTTGGATGGTAAGCACGCCAACCTGACAGTGAATGATGTTCAGAGACGTAACAGAATTATTCAACTGCTTTGTGATTGGGGTCTGGTTACTGTAATTGAACCAGAGAAAGTTACAGATATTGCACCCTTGAATCAAATCAAGGTGTTAGCATATAAAGAGAAGAATGAGTGGATACTTGAGACCAAATACAACATCGGGAAGAAGAAAAAAGTAGAAGCAACCGAATAAAAAAGTAGGGGAACTACGGTTCCCTTTTTTTATGCTTTGTGGTTAAATAATGATGTACGCCGAAAGGGTACACAAAACACAAACTCGCTTTTAAAGGAGCTAAAACCATGGGAGAAGTCACCCGATATCACGCTGCGGATCTGCCTGCCTTGATTGACCGCATAAATAAGCATAGTATTGGTATGGATGAATACTTTACTAGGTTGTTTAACCAGCACGAAACAACAACCAATTATCCACCATACAACTTAGTTCAAGTTAGTAACGTAGAGTCGAGACTTGAATTAGCACTAGCAGGATTTAAAAAAGAAGAAGTTAATGTCTACACAGAGTACGGAAAACTCTTTGTCGATGGAAAAAAAGAAGACAAAGAATCTGAAACAAATTATGTCCACAGAGGAGTGGCTCAAAGATCTTTCACACGATCATGGACACTCAGTGACGAAACGGAAGTTAGATCAGTTGAGTTTGAGGATGGGCTTCTAGTAATTACCTTAGGTAAGGTTGTTCCAGAACACCATCAACGTAAAGACTATCTTTAAACAGAAACAGTTGAGCATAGATTATAAATAGAGCATATCGTCGCCGCTGGGGGGCAACTGGCAAAATCCAGTTGCTACCCCCATTTTTTTGTGGTATAATGTATAGGAGGTAAGCACTGATTATGAGCGTACAACTAGCACTATTGAAGTCTAATGAAGAAGTAATTGCAGATATTAAAGAGTTTCGTGACTCTGACGATAATCTGGTGCAGTATCTGTTTACAGATCCGCACACTGTACAAATCAAAACTCCTGAATTGCTAACAGAAGATGCAACACCAAAGTATCATGTAGTATTTCGTAAATGGATGTCTCTTTCAAAGGACACAGATTTTTTTGTAAATAAGGATTGGGTGGTTTGTATTACTGATCCACTGGATTCAATTTTAGATTCATATACAAGGAGAGAAAATGGAAGAGGTTACGAAAGCAACGGACGAGATGATGCTACCATCAGACTCGATGCCGGAGAGTCTGGAACCGGATCCACCGATAGTACAAGTTCTAGTCTTAACGAACAAGTTACTTTTAGTGAGTAATATCGAGGAGGTTGCTGCAGAGATCGGTATGCCCGATTGTAAACTGACCAAACCTCACTTACTTGAGAATGGAGAACTCTCGCCTTGGTTAATTGATGTGACAGACGATGAGTTTGTCATGATGAGTTCTGATAAGATACTCACAATGGTTGACCCCAACAAAAAATTACTTGATGATTACGAGTCCCTGACTAAATGAGATTCTATACTAATGTCTACCAGCGGTTCAATGAAATGCTGGTACGTGGATATGAGAATGGCAAGCAATTCTCTTACAGGGAACCGTTTGCTCCAACCTTTTATGTTCCATCAAAGAAAGAGTCTAAGTGGAAGACACTCGATGGTGAGAATGTAGAACCAATCAAACCCGGTAAGATTTCAGACTGTAAGGAGTTTGTAGAGAAATACAAGGACGTTCAGGGATTTGCCATTTATGGTAATGACCGGTATGTTGCTCAGTATATTTCTGACAAGTATCCTGAGGATGAAATCAAGTTTGATATCTCCAAGATTGGACTCTACACGATTGACATTGAGGTTGCTGCTGAGGAAGGTTTCCCTGACATTCACAATGTTGCGGAGGAACTTCTTGCCATCACATTGCAGGATGCCGCCACCAAACATATCACCTGCTTTGCTTCTCGACCATTTAACAACACACGCAAGGATGTTACCTTTGTCTTGTGTGAGGATGAGTATAACCTTATCGATCGCTTCCTAGAATGGTGGCAACAGGTCTCCCCTGATGTCATCACAGGGTGGAACTGTGAACTATATGATATTCCTTACATCGTAAGACGTATTGAGCGTTTGATGGGTGAGAAGGTTGTTAGGAAACTTTCTCCTTGGGGTAACGTTCGTCAACGTGAGATTCAGATGCATGGTCGCCCACAGATTACCTGTGAGTTGGCAGGTATCAGTGTGATTGACTACCTTGACTTGTATAAGAAGTTTACCTATACTAATCAAGAGTCGTATCGTTTGGATCACATTGCATTTGTGGAACTGGGTCAACGTAAGTTAGACCACTCTGAGTTTGATACCTTTAAGGACTTCTATACAGGAAACTGGCAGAAGTTCATCGAATACAACATCATTGACGTGGAACTTGTTGACCGTCTGGAAGACAAGATGAAACTGATTGAGTTGGCATTGACTATGGCATATGACGCCAAGGTAAATTATAACGATGTATTCTTTCAGGTACGAACTTGGGATGCGATTATCTATAACTACTTAAAGAGGAAAAACATTGTCATCCCTCCAAAGGAGAGATCTGAGAAAGACTCTCAGTACGCAGGCGCTTATGTCAAGGAACCGATTCCAGGAAAGTATGATTGGGTGGTCTCTTTTGACCTTAACTCTCTGTATCCTCATCTTATTATGCAATACAATATCTCACCAGAGACATTACAGGACACCAGGCACCCAACAACAACAGTTAATAAAATACTTAATGAAGAACTAACGTTCGAGATGTATAAGGACTATGCGGTCTGTGCCAATGGTGCAATGTATCGCAAGGATGTCAAAGGGTTTTTACCTGAGTTGATGGAGAAGATGTATGGTGACCGAGTTATCTTCAAAAAGAAAATGCTCGCTGCCAAGCAGCAGTATGAGAAGACTCCTACTAAAGCACTTGAAAAGGAGATCGCCAGATGTAACAACATTCAAATGGCGAAAAAGATTTCTCTTAACTCTGCTTATGGTGCTATTGGTAATCAATACTTCAGGTATTTCAAACTAGCAAATGCAGAGGCGATCACTCTGTCCGGTCAGGTATCTATCCGCTGGATTGAGAATCGTATGAACAAACGATTGAATAAAATTCTTAAAACTGAGAATGTAGATTATGTTATTGCTTCAGATACTGATTCCATTTATCTTAATTTGGGCCCTTTTGTTGATTGGGTATTCAAAGACCGAGAGAAAACTCCTGAGGTCATTGTCGATTTCCTTAACAAGGTCTGTGAAGTGGAATTTGAGCCTTATATTGAGAGTTCTTATCAAGCGTTGGCCGACTACGTAAACGCCTATGACCAGAAGATGCAGATGAAGCGAGAGAACATCGCAGATCGTGGCATCTGGACTGCGAAGAAGCGATACATCCTGAACGTCTGGGACAGTGAGGGTGTGCGTTACGCAGAACCTAAACTCAAGATCATGGGCATTGAGGCAGTCAAGTCATCTACCCCGGCACCTTGTCGCCAGATGATTAAGGATGGTCTGAAACTGGTCATGAGTGGCACTGAGGATGAAGTCATTAAGTTCATTGAAGACTCTCGTAAGGATTTTCAGAAGTTACCACCAGAAGAGGTAGCGTTCCCCCGCTCAGTTTCTTCTGTCGATAAGTATAAAGGTTCGAATACGATTTATGCAAAGGGTACACCAATGCATGTAAGGGGATCACTTCTTTATAACTTCTATATAAAAGAGCGTGGTTTGGAAAAGAAGTATGCCCTGATTAACAACGGGGAGAAGATTAAATTCTGTTACTTAAAGAACCCAAACCCAACCAGAGAAAATGTGATATCTTTTATTCAAGACTTTCCTAAGGAACTTGATCTTACTCGATTCGTCGATTACGAAATGCAATTTAATAAGGCATTCTTGGATCCACTTAAAGTGATTCTGGATGCCATCGGTTGGTCTGTGGAGAAGAAAGTCAGTCTTGACAGTTTCTTCACTTAATTGGTATAATGATAAAAACTCTGGGTGTAAAACTTTTTACGGAACATTAATGGAACTGCCTATCAACGACAAAGAACTGAATACTATTGTAAGCGCACTGCGATTGGGTGGTGATGCTGCACTTTATCAGAAGATGAAAAACATCAAAGACCTGAAGGAAGAGCATCCTACTTCATATAAAGAACTTGCTCGTGAACAATTTGGATTTGTACTTTAATTAAAATATAATTATGGATTTTCTTAAAGATATTGTAAAAGAAATAGGTGATGAATATACCCAACTCGCCGCAGACATCGACGATACTGAACAGTTTGTGGACACGGGTTCGTACATTTTTAACGGACTTGTATCAGGTAGTATTTTTGGTGGTGTATCTGGGAATAAGATTACTGCCATTGCTGGGGAGTCTTCTACTGGCAAGACTTTCTTTAGTCTCGCCGTTGTTAAGAATTTTCTGGATAGTAATCCTGACGGTTACTGTCTGTACTTTGACACTGAAGCAGCAATTAATAAATCTCTTCTTGCGAGTCGTGGTTTAGATTTGGAACGTGTTGTTGTGGTGAATGTCGTCACTGTCGAAGAGTTCCGTAGCAAGGCCCTCAAGGCAGTGGACATGTATTTGAAAAAGAACACAGAAGATCGCAAACCCTGTATGTTCGTGTTAGACTCCTTAGGAATGCTTTCTACTGAGAAAGAGATTACTGACGCACTCAACGACAAGCAAGTTCGGGATATGACTAAATCCCAACTTATCAAAGGTGCGTTTAGGATGCTTACTCTTAAGTTGGGTCAAGCAAACATCCCCATGATTGTCACCAACCACACTTATGATGTTATCGGAGCTTATGTACCTACAAAAGAAATGGGAGGAGGCAGTGGACTCAAATATGCAGCGTCTACAATCATTCATCTCGGCAAGAAAAAAGAAAAGGATGGAACAGAAGTGGTCGGCAATCTTATCAAAGCTAAGACTGCTAAGTCGCGTTTGAGTAAGGAGAACAAAGATGTTACGGTGCGTCTTTATTACGATGAGCGTGGTCTTGATCGATATTATGGTCTTCTTGAACTCGGTGAGATTGGCGGACTTTGGAAGAACGTTGCCGGACGTTATGAAATAGATGGTAAGAAAGTCTATGCCAAAGCAGTCCTGAAAGACCCAGAACAATACTTCACTCCTGAAGTGATGGAGAAACTGGATGTAATTGCCAAAGGTGAGTTCTCCTATGGTTCGCCTTAATGAGTTCGTTCGTGTTTATGATGATGTTCTAAGCAAAGAATCTTGTGAGACACTCATTAAAATCTTTGATAATAATTCAGATAAGCATGAACGACTTGATCAACAAAAGAAACCATCGTTCACTCAGTTTAATCTGACAGCAAACTCTTCAGATTACACAAACATACATAATCTTTTGATACGAGAAACTCTTAAGTATCGGGATGATTATTATGAATTTACAGACAAACGTGTCTTCCCCGAATCACATGCCTTTGAGCAATTTCGTATCAAGAGGTATGAACCAGACGGAGAAGATATGTTTGACACTCATGTAGATGTATTAGACCATGCATCTGCAAAGAGATTTTTGTCATTTATGTGGTATCTTAATGATGTTCCCAATGATGGCAAAACTGTTTTTGATGGTTTGACAATAGAACCAAAGAGGGGTAAACTGGTCGTCTTCCCACCTCTGTGGTTGTTTCCACATCGTGGTGAACCGGTGAAAGAATGTCCCAAATACATTCTGAGTACATATCTACATTATAAGTGATGGAAAGAATTGAATCTACAGTCATCCAGAATCTGGTCTTCAATGAAGACTTCTCCCGGAAGGTTCTTCCATTTGTTAGATCAGAATACTTTGAGAACTACAGTGAGAAAGTAATCTTTGAGGAGATCTCAAAGTTTATTATCCAATATAATAGTCTACCCACGACTCCTGCTCTTCTGATTGAGATTGAGAAGAGAACAGATTTGAGTGATGAGATCTACAAGCAAGCAGTAGACTCTCTCAATAATATGGAGTATGTGCCAAACGATAAGCAATGGTTGATTGATACTGCAGAGAAGTGGTGTCGCGATCGTGCTATCTATTTGGCACTTGTAGAATCCATTAGTATTGCAGATGGTAATGAGGATAAGAAAGGACCAGATGCTATTCCATCTATCCTATCTGATGCTCTTGCAGTCTCTTTTGATAATCATGTAGGACACGATTATCTGAATGACTATGAAGAAAGATACGACTTCTACCATCAGACTGAGGAAAAGATTTCTTTCGACTTGGACTTCTTCAACAAGATTACAAAGGGTGGACTTTGTAATAAGTCTCTCAACATTGCTCTTGCAGGCACTGGTGTTGGTAAGTCTTTGTTTATGTGTCACGTTGCCTCTTCTTGCTTACTACAAAACAAAAATGTTTTGTATATCACAATGGAGATGGCAGAAGAAAAGATTGCAGAACGTATTGACGCAAATCTTCTGAATGTCAATATCCAAGAGATTGCAAGTTTGCCACGTCAGATGTTTGAGTCAAAGGTTGCTAACATTTCACAAAAAACTCAGGGCACTCTTATAATTAAAGAATATCCCACAGCATCTGCACACAGTGGACACTTTAAAGCACTTCTTAATGAACTTGCACTTAAGAAGTCATTTAGACCTGATATTATTTTCATTGATTACCTTAATATATGTGCTTCCTCTCGGTATCGCGGAGGCGGCGCTGTCAATTCATATACAATTGTCAAAAGTATTGCTGAGGAGCTTAGAGGGTTGGCTGTCGAAGCAAACGTCCCTATCGTTTCTGCCACGCAGACCACTCGTTCTGGTTATGGTAGCTCTGATGTTGAGCTTACTGACACTAGTGAGTCCTTTGGTCTCCCTGCTACTGCTGATCTTATGTTTGCCCTTATTTCTACAGA